ACTTCATTCTTAGCGACGACGGTGTCGTATTCGTCAATTACCCGAATAGGTTTCGGGGCAACGTAACTGAAGATGTTCGTGAATATATTGGCGACGGATTCCATTTTATGGGTGCGAATGGAGGTTCAAGCTCTATGTCTTCGTATAATATTTTTTTCCAAATGATTTGCTGAACGTCTGAACACAAATTATTCGTGGCCAAACAGAAAGCTATTCTGAAATCGTCGGTGACGAGTGGGATGTAGTCGCACATTCGTCTTGATTTTCTTGAGACTTTATTTCACTTAGGATGTCTTCTCGTTCAAGTTTATATTTTTCGAGTTGAACATCCAAGATGACTCGGCGCGGGGCGTCCCACACCGCAGCCTTAATCCAAGTACACGCGTGTTCGATGTAATGAACACCCATCGTCATTAAAGTGACGTACACGGCTTTCAGATACCCCATTTTTGTTTTGAAACGTCGCATTTTTTTATGTATGTATATTTCAGAATGTCGCTCGACGATATACCGAAGCGAACGCAATATATCCTTTTAGATTCGGAATTCGTAAACGGTACGAACAATGTGTTTTCTCTCGATCTCACATTGAAATCAAACACACACGTAGAAGATATGAATCGTGTCATGGGTGTCAAAATGGTTGACTTCTATATCACTCAGGTCGGTGAAAATACATCGAATCTGAACACGGATATCGCAAAATTTGTGGACGTCGTGTGTCCAGAAATTCCAAAGGTCGGTCAAATGCTCGATGAAAGACACGGACAAGTCCTCGCACGAGTGCCACTCGAAAGACATTTCAGTGGGTCGAGTGGTATCGTGTTACGAGATAAGCAATGGCGATCATTTCAACGCACAACCAATTACTTTAATCCGATTTCAATTAAGAAGTTGAACTTTCAAATTTACGAACAACAAGACGATGGAGATTATTTACTCTTACAACCCGATGCGAAGTGGTACATGGTACTCGAAATCACGACGGTGAATGTCAAGGAAAAGCCAAAAGATCGTGAGCTTCAAATATTACAAGCACTAGAACAGCTTACAGCAAAGATAGATACTCTTAATAAAAATGTACAAAAACTTCCAGACACACCGATCGAAGAGCGTCAAAAGAAGAAATATCCATTCAGTTATTTGATCGGATTCATCGTCTTGGTTTTTGGTTCTTTCGTTTGGTGGGTGAACCGGGTGGTCTCGGTTTAAATACAATTTTCACGTGGTATATATACCCATTATTATCGTGAGCCTTCTCATAAAAACTAGTTCTTTTCTTAGGATTTATGAGACGGAACGGTTTTCCGAGAGGTACGTGCTGCATGTTTATGAATATTATCAAGGTCGAGTTTCACTTAAGCCTTTTTCGTAGTCTTCTTCTTCGTGGCGGTGGTCTTCTTAGCCTTCGGCTTTTCTTCGACCGGTTCTTCGTTCACTTCATCAGCGACCGCGACGGGTTCCGGCTCGGGGACCGCGACAGGCTCGGGGACCGGCACCGGCGCTGGGGCTACCGGGACTTCCGCTGGGATCGCATCAACGATACGCGCGAGAAGGTTGTACAGTCGAACCTTATCGATTCGCACACGAACGAGTTCATCTCTGATTTCTTGCTTGATCGCTTCCATGGTTATATATATTAAAAGAGAGATTATCTTTATACCAAATGATCTTCGTGGGTCCAACATTGAAAAGTGGAATTGGACAACACACATTCAAGTATACAAAACTATTTCCTGATGCACAATACTTTGAGTTTGGACAAGAGATTCCCGAGTGTGAGCATGCATTCATGTTTGTCATTCCTTTACCACATACAATCAACGCTATTCCATACGTCAAATCACGAGCGAAACATGTGTCGTGCATGACCGTGTGTGAAACCGAAACCGTACACGAAGATTACGGAAAGATTTTCGAACACTTTGATACGGTACTCGTGCCAAGTGCATTCTGTCAGCGCGTACTTTCGAAACAATTTCCAATGACGACATTCAAAATCGTACACGTACACATTCCATACGAACCAACATACACGTTTTATCACATCGGAAACATCGTCGACGATCGTAAAAACTTCCGGGGCATTCTCGAGGCGTTCATACGCTTGAATGATCCAAACACACGTTTACTCGTGAAAGCCACATGTAATCAAGACGTTGCGATCAATCTTCCACGAGTCAAAGTCATCAACGGACTCATTTCGGATGAAGAAATGGAAGACATTCACGCGATGGGTGATTGTTACGTGAGTTTTTCTAAATCGGAAGGTGTAGGTATGGGCGCTGTCGAGGCGGCTTTACACGATAAACCGATCATCATCACGGACTACGGGGGTGCTTCAGAATATATTAAAACACCGTATACGATCGAGTGTGAACTTCAAGAGTTGGAGAGGGACGACTTTCTCTTCAAAAAAGGAATGGTTTGGGGAAAACCAAATCCGAACCAACTCTTGGAATTCATGCGCGATGCGTCACAAAAGAAACTTCGATCCATGGATCATACGTTTACAAAAAATCTCGTAGGAAAAGAAAACGTCTTAGAAGAATTCTTGGTCCACGTAATTGGCAACAAAAACACCGAGACCAATCAAAATGGTACCTGATGTGACGTTACCTTGTTGCGCGATGAGAAACGCGACGATGTCGTCGATGAACTTGATACCCGATGGTTTCTTTGCGAGTTTAGGAACGAGAACACTCACGGCGATATAAAAGGTCATGGCTAGAATAACAGGTCTGAGGGTTTCCTGATCTAACATTTATAATGTAACTACATTTTAATCCTACTCATAATATCTGCGAGATTTGCGACATCCCCAATCTCTTTCGTCGTGACTTTATGTTTTCTACAATAGTCTCCACACACGGCTCTGAAGTGACACCTCTTTCCAGCCATAGTCGTGGCTGAACAAATCTTTGCTTGTGTGCGCATCTCGATTTGATTTTGTTCCGGTGGTGCGTCTAAAACTATGATCTTCCTCTGCATGCGCGCATCTTTCATTTCTTGTTGTTTTTGTTTACACTTCCACACGGCATTCGCGAGACGATAACACCGCTCGTCCGGCTCGCGAACACCGTACCGATCCATCGCGCGCTCGAGGCACATATTCCACATGGAATCATGAACGACTTGCATTTTTACTATGAGAATCCATACATTCGAAAATGACTTAGGTGTCTAAGTTTCACCAGCGATCGTTGAAAGATACAAATCGATCTCACCCGCGAATTCCGGACACCGTTCGACAGTCTTTTTTGTCACCATATCCTGAACGTTTGTCACGTGTTCTCTGAACTTTTTCATGTCAACACCTGTCATGTTATGAATTTGTGAATCTGTTGCAATGTCTAACATTGCATACATATATGCAGCTGCATAGTTGGCGTGGAGAACCGCCATCAATGGCGCGGCGTCCTGTTGGGCCGCTGTCGCGTATCGTGCCGCTTGTCTCATGAGTTGTTTGATTGAACTCTTGAGGCTAGTATTTGAACTATGTCTCATAGCAAACATGACAACGATGATGATGATTCCTACCAAGTAAAGCATCGCTCTATACTAGACAACACTAAAATTATTCCGGGTAGTTGTAAACCTAAGTAAAGAATTGACACCACAAAAGTTAAAGAAGAATGGGTGAGAGTGTACAAAAACTTACCCACATTGAACATGTTCTTAAAAGACCAGACTCGTATGTTGGTCCAGTGGACATCAGTTCCGAACCCTACTGGATTTTTCACAAAACTGATAATCAATTCAAAAAGAAGAATCTCAACTATTCACCAGCTTTGCTCAAGATTTTTGACGAAATATTGGTCAACGCAATTGACCGAAACTCTGTACATCCGAAGACTGTTACGAGCATCTCGGCGGGGATAGACAAGGACACTGGTGCCGTCACCATTGAAAACAATGGACCTCTTGGTGGTGTTGGCGTTCGTATGCATGAAAAGGAGGGTATTTGGAATCCGGAACTTACATTTGGACACCTACTCACAAGTACAAACTACGATGACAACAAAAAGAGAATCGTTGGTGGCAGAAATGGATACGGTGCCAAACTCACCAACATCTACTCTTCGGAGTTTTGTATAGTCATCAAAGACAGTGAGACAAAACAGACATACTGTCAAAAATGGGAAAATAATATGACAGTGTGTCATCCTCCAAAAATTACAAAACATTCTGGTTCAACATCTTCGGTTTCAATTACTTTCATTCCAGATTGGAAAAGATTTGGTATGAAATCTATCGATAATAACATTTACAAGATTTTTGAAAAGAGAGTGTGGGACGCAAACATCTGTACGACATCGAACTGTAAAGTCAAGTTTCAAGGGGAAGCCCTTCCCAAGACGTCCTTTGAGGCGTACGCCAAGATGCACGAAGGCGTCTCCGAGATCTCATCGGTGACCACAGATCGCTGGTCGGTGTGTATTGGCCCTTCGGAAAATGGTCTTGAACAAGTGTCATTCGTGAACGGTATCTGCACCACGAAGGGTGGAACCCACGTGGATCATGTCGCGTCATATCTCGCGTCGGGTATCATTGATGAGATGGCAAAGAAGATCAAATTGAAGCCACAACAAGTCAAGAATACATTTAACATCTTTGTCAAGGCGACCCTTGAGAATCCAACCTTCTCGAGTCAAGTCAAGTCGGAGTGTACCTCAAAGGCTCAAGACTTTGGCAGTAAGTTTGATCCACCCAAGAACTTTATCAAGAATGCACTCAAGACTGGTATTCAGGATGAACTCACAGCACTCTCAAAGTTCAAGGAAATGAAGGAACTCAAAAAGACGGATGGTGCACGAAAGTCTAAAATTACTGGTATTCCCAAGTTGGATGATGCAAACAAAGCAGGGACGGCGCAATCTGGAAAGTGTACGCTCATCGTGACGGAAGGTGATTCGGCAAAGACTCTCGCAGTTGCCGGTCTCTCGGTGGTTGGTCGTGATCACTACGGTGTCTTTCCCCTCCGTGGGAAGTGTAAAAACGTCCGGGATGCATCCGTAGTACAGTTAACATCAAACCAAGAGTTCAACGACCTCAAGAAGATCCTGGGTCTTCAACAAGGCAAGGACTATCAAGATCTTTCCGAGCTTCGTTATGGACGTCTTATGATTATGACGGATGCGGATAATGACGGTTCCCACATCAAGGGTCTTATTCTCAATATGATTCACTATTTCTGGCCTTCGCTCCTCAAGTTGGGTTTCGTAGTTTCTATGGTGACACCAATCATCAAGGCGTCCAAAGGTACACAATCAAAGTCATTCTACACAGATTCCGCGTTCCGTAGCTGGTATGGCAATGGACAACCTGGTTGGAAAATCAAATACTATAAGGGTCTCGGTACGAGCACGAGTGCCGAGGCTCGAGAGTATTTCAAGAAGATCCAAGACTTGACTGTCAAGTTTGATATGGATATTATGACAGATAAATCTATTATTCTCGCCTTTGACAAGAAGAAGGCGGATGACCGAAAGACCTGGCTCCTCGAGAGTACGGCGATGGATTCCACAGAACTAGAAGTTCCGTATGGATCTGTGAAAAACTTGAGCATTACACACTTTGTTCGCAAAGACTTGGTGAATTTCAGCCTAGCGGACTTGAAGCGTTCCATCGCCCACATGGCCGATGGCCTCAAGCCTTCGCAGAGAAAGGTCATGTATGCGTGCTTCCACAAAAACCTCAAGGATGAAATGAAGGTGGCACAGTTGGCGGCGTATGTTGCGGACAAGTCGGCCTACCATCACGGCGAAGTATCCCTTGCAGATACGATTGTCAAGTTGGCGAATGACTACATGGGTTCAAATAATATCAATCTTCTCGAGCCGTGTGGTCAGTTTGGGACGCGTCTCATGGGTGGTAAGGATGCGTCTCAAACGAGGTACATCTTCACAAAGCTGACCAAAGATGCCCGCAAAATATTTGATCCTAGAGACGATCCCGTACTCAATTATCTGGATGATGATGGTCGCTCAATTGAACCAGACTTCTATATGCCAACACTTCCAATGGTGCTCGTGAACGGCACTGAAGGTATCGGTACAGGATTCAGTTGTTATGTACCCCCATTCAACCCCAAGGACATCAAGGAGAACATTCTTCGCGTGCTCGATGGTCGTGCGGTCAATGAAATGAAGCCGTGGTTTAGGGGTTTCAAGGGTAAGGTTTTCAAAGAGGATGGCACTTGGATCACCGAAGGTGTGTGGCGAGACACGGGTTCACGACTCAAAGTCACCGAACTTCCACCGGGTCGCTGGACACAAGACTACAAGGAGCATTTAGATGCTCTCGTGGAAAAGAAAGTCATTTCGGGCTTCACCAACAACTCAACGACCGATGATGTTGATTTTGAAATATTTGGATATACGGGTAAGGATATCATCAAGGATCTCAAATTGCGAAAGTCTTTTCACACGTCGAACATGCACTTGTTTCACCCAACGCGAGGTATTCACAAGTATGCGAGTCCGGAAGATATTCTCAAAGACTTTGTCAAACTCCGAGCCGAGCATTACGTTAAACGAAAAGAACACTTACTCAAAGTGCTCGACACACGGGCGACGATGTGTGGGTACAAATCCAAGTTTGTCACCATGGTGATCGAAGGTGATATTGTTGTTTTCAAAAGAAAGAAGGATGATCTCGAACGACAATTATCACAAATATTTCCCAAGATTGGTGGTACATATGATTATCTTCTCAATATTAAGACTGTTCAATATACGGATGAATGTGTCAAGGAACTTGTGAAAGAGGCAAAGCAGGCGCGCGAAGAACTCGAAATCATGAAAAATACGAGCCACATTGACATGTGGAAAACTGATATTAAAAATTTGTAGACATAGAATAAGTATGTGCGACGTCAGTGGCGCGAGCACCGGGGCGATTTTGTCCTTGAACGCACTCGGTAAGCAAGATACATATTTATTATCCGAAAAAACGGATGATTCCTTATTTAAATATGAAGAGAAGAGACATTCCAACTTTAGTCGTTTTCATAGAACCACGACCGTCTACAATCCAGGCGGAAAACTTACATGGCCGTTCAATGAACGCATCAAGGTGACCTTGAATCCACAAAACGCGGGTGACCTTTTGAGTAACATGTATATCAGTCTCACACTTCCAGCGCTCCCGAGTGGTCGAAACTACGCCGATCAGGTTGGACGACACCTGATAAAGAGCATCACCATGCGTGTCGATGAATTCGAACTTGAAACCATATATGATGATTGGATGATCATTTATGATGAATTGTATCTCGAAATGTCCGAAAAGATTACGAACAAGTTTTTGATCAATCGAATGCTTCCGTATGACACGGCTGTCGACACACCACAGTATGCGCAGTATGAATCAGATGTCATCATTCCCATTCCCTTTTTCTTTTCGAGAAAGTATGCGAGTGATGAATACGACACGAACAAACCAAATCGCCCATATTTTCCTTTATGTGCGATTCATAAACAAAAGCTTGAATTTGAAATTGAATTTCATCCACAAACATTCTTCTCGGATACGAATTCAACATTGACACTTCCCGAATTTCACATTGTGACGGAAGAGATGACGATCGACCCGGCCGAGCGACGGTTTTATATCACAGAAGATACGACGTTCATCACGGATGTGGTCAAGAAACACCCAACGACCGAAACCGAAATTGGTAAAACCATCGTGAAGAACAATTTAGTTCCATCCATCCCTGTCAAAACACTTCACTGGTTTTTACGAAACAAAAAGTTTGAAGACGTGAATGTGGCGAGAGGTCCCGGAACACCGGATCAGGCATACCTTGACGCATACGAGATTCCCGGATCTGTGGGTGCAGACTACTATTACTTCCAGAATAGGTTCAATTTTTCAAGTGTGCTCGACTTCGATCAGTTGTACGCATTCTTTTATCCAGTCATGGACTCGGCAAAGTTTTATATTAATGGGAACGATCTTCCAAATATTACGAGTGCAAATCATTCATATTACAAGTATATGACACCGTTTAGGGCGCGACTATCTCGACCGTATAGAAATATTTATACGTATTCCTTCTCGATGTATCCGGCAAATGTGGAGCCATCGGGAAGCCTGGATTTTAGTCAGATAAAGTCAGAAAAAACAAACATAGAGTTAAACCTAAAGAGTGGACTTACCGATCAATATTCATTACATATGTACTATACAGGGTATCAAACGTTTAAATTTTCAAAGGGATTCATGTCCCTCGCTTATTAAATAATGTCGTCTTGTTATCCTTAATGTATTCAATGATTTTGTTTTTGATACACCATTTGATGAAATTCAATTGCGCGAGCGTTGTTTGAATTTCATGAGATGTTCCCGGAACCGTGTACGAGAACTTTTGGGATCTACAAAACGGGTCAAAAAATCGTTTACTGTATCCATCGAGACTTGATTTATATGCACAATGCACTGTGAAGAGTTTTCCATCGGTCGTCGTGAAACTCGTATGGTTCTTCTTTGCGTAGTTTGTGATAAACCATTCGAGATTTCGGAGTGAAATTCCACTCGATTTGTCAAGGACGTTCAGTAGCGTAGATCTATTCTTTTCTTCACCGTAAAAGTTGTTGATGGCATGTAGTAGAATATCAGACTTGTTCATTACTATAGTATACCCTTCAAATCTATAAGCTTGTTTGAGGTCGAGGATGCTTCACAGGCTGGACACCCCTTCATGAATATAGGTGGAAACCCATGTGTATGTACTGGACCACCGGCTCGAACGACGGATACTGGTTCGAAAGTCTTCTTCTGTATGAGATGTGTATCACAATACCCACCATTCTTACCACGCCGTGTACACCTATGCCCATCCTTTTTTACACCTCGACACATGAGGTTTTCTGAAATATGAGGTATGTCTCTCAACAAAAGTTCCATGGAAATTCCATGTGTCTTTGATATCTTTTCTATGTACTGTGTGAGTCGCTCACTCACACGTTTCTCCACTTCCTCTTCAAACACCTGTGTTAGTACACTCGACATTAGACTTACTCTTTTCACGTTCGTAGTTTTTAAATAACGTTTCGATCGATGTCTTTGGCGCTTTCTTTTGACGCGGTGGTTTGTGTTGGGCAATAATCTCACCAAAGATCTCTTCTTTTGGATTATCATACAATGGATCAAGGAGGTCGCACACAGGTGTTAAAAATTTATTGAGGAAATAATAATGGTAATCGACCGGGATACCATGTTCCTCTACATATTTTGGATCCTCGGATTTCTGATACGCTTTGGCTTTGGGATCTTCGGTCTTTGTGAGAAGATAGGGCACCCGATCTCCAGATTGTGGTTCCGAACCAGGTCGTCGTTCGCGCATCTTATTATGCACCTGAACATGCGCCATATTAATATCCCAACTTTTCGCAACATCCGAAATGTGTACCGGGTTCCCCTTGACTTTGTAGGTATCCGAGAGACCCTGGCTCAACACAAGTTTATCGTTTGGAATGTCTCCGGAGAGAAGTTCAATCGCACGTTCTCTGGCCAATTGTTTAGGTGGTTCAGTATCACTCGAATCAAGAACAACGTCGAGAAGTTCTTTGCACACTTCACGTAGATGAGGTGTGTTATCGCGACGAACAATCTGAAGACCCTTAATGTCTATGTAGTCCATGTGCATTTTGTCATCCTTTCCCTTGGTCCACAACTTTGCAGCGTATCTCTTCTTTGAATAGAGGAAATATGGCCAATATACCTTTTCGAGTTCCAAATTATTTGGTTTCTTGAAAAGTGCTGTACACTCTTCAGCCGCCTTTTCACCAATCGTCCATGAATACTCAATAGCTTCTTCACCTTTACGATCACCGACGTCAAATTCAACCATGACTGAATCCGTGTCCCCGTACCTCACCTTCGCCCCCGGAAAGTTCTTTTCAACGTAATTCTTTGTTTCTTCAATCATAGACCGACCCTTCGACGTCGTCGTCGATGCGATGGGTACACATGGTAACATACCCTTCCCAGCGCCCGTGAATCCATAGACAGAGTTCATGGAAATCTTATACGCCAATTGTTTTCCATTAAACATTTCCTTCATCGCACCGGTCGATGCCGCCATATCCTTCTTTGCTTGTTTTCTAAATTGTTTCAATTCCAAAAGAATGCTCGGTAAAAGACTCGGAACATCCTGAGCGAATTTGTACTTTTTACCACCAACTTCAAAGACTTCATACGTCACACCGGGTATGTTTCCATACTTTTTCTCATCCATGACCCATGTAGAATAACATAGATTATGCGCCATGATGATCGATGGATACAGCGCTTCGAAATCGAGGGCGGTGATGGGTGTATAGTACGCCCCTTTTTGCGCATCGAGGACCGTCGCACCCTCGTACGGTTCTTCAGGAATGGCACCGTATTTAATCGTCGGGACCATGAATCCCATTTCACGCGCCTTCTTTGTCAATTGTGAAAACACCTTGATTTGTTGTCCCCGTTCAACCAGATAGTTGAGTGGTACCCACGTCGCCTTGGCCATTTCCAAAAGGTTCAGAAGTGTACACAGATGTTTTACAAGTCTGTGTGGAAGCAAAGTATCCTTGATACAATATTCCGCGACTTCTCGTAATTTCACAGGATCTTCCTCTTTGTATCGCGCAAACATTTCTTTGGCAGGCATATCAATCTTTTGATCCCCGAGATACAACTTTGAAACATTGTCCAACTTGTATGAATCCAATTTGTACCCCTTCTTGACTTCATGAAACAAATCAAAGATGAATCGTCCAGGCATCGGAAGGAGTTTAAGTTCATTATCTCCGAGTGCACTCGACGAGAGTTTCTTGTATACCATTTTACACTCGTGTTCCTTGAGTCGACCGAGTTCATAGAAATCGGGGTCGCATCCAACCAATTGTGCGCGTTGATAAATGTATTCCATATCGAAACCAAAGATGTTCCAACCGGTAATGATGTCCACATTCTTTTCATGAAGATACCTTTGGAATGCATGAAGCATCTCACGCTCAGTCTTGAAGCTCACGATGTTTGCACCTTCTAGGTTAGGGTCCGTGTTTTTGTAACACAGACACGTTTTATCATAGGGTACATCCGAGCCAAACGTACACAGAGAGATTGCGATTTGAAAGCATGCGTCTCCAGGAACGAGTGCATTTGGAAACTTACCCGTCGAACTGTTTGATTCAATATCAAGCGAGGCCACAACGAACGGTGCGGTTTCATTCTTGTCCACGGGTGTGAGTGTTTGCCAATCGTTACAGAAGAGATCAATATCCGTACGTGCGAGATACGATCGAATGCATTTAGACCCAGTATCAAGCCACCCACTCGATTGAATCCCGGTTCGGTGCATGAACCTCAGGACAGGATCGATGTTTGATTCGTACACGTGATATTTTTTGAACTCATCATTATACATGAACAATGAATTCACCTTGCGTCTCGCCACGAGACTTTTGAAATTTAGGCGCATGAATGCAAACTTTTCATTATTTTGAAACCCCCACACATCCTTTTGTTCGGTCAAAGAATATGACGTCACATGGTTAGGTCGAAGTTTATTCAGTTGATCATACAGGAGCTGAACTTGTTGTTGTGAAGTTCCAGACGGAAGTTTTACGAAGAAGTACGGGTCGAAGCATGTCGTGACACAGACCGACTTTCCTTGCTCAGTCTTTCCGAAGATACTGATCAAATGTTCGTCTCCTTCTTCAGAGTCTCGTGCCTCCCACGTCAGTGCTTGGAAGACCACCATTATGTGTTGTGTATACATCGAGCCAAAATTTTAATATGCTTATTATATAAATGTCAGCAGCCTTGATTGATCTTGTATCTAAGGGTGCCCAGGATGTGTACATCACGGGTGAACCTCAGGTCAGTTTCTTCCGTCAAAACTACAGGCGTCACACGAATTTTTCTATTAAGCCGGAACGCATGGATTACATTGGTACTTTCGGCTCCAATAATGAAGTCACCATTCCGATTCGTTCCAAAGGTGATATGCTTGGATACGTATGGATCGAAGCGCAAAATATTTCCAACGTCGCGACGAACACCGATGGTTTGTTCTCTGCGAATGCCGCCAAGCCTACGGAGTTCCTCTTGTACATTGGTGGCCAAGAAGTCGCGCGTCTCGATTCTTTGTACATCCAGGGTGTGCACAACATCGTCTACAAAGAAAACCAAGCCCGGGCGTCTGCGACTGTCACGACCACTGAAATTAAGGATAACGCGAAGGGTGTTGACGGCGCGTCTGATTACTACTTGATTCCATTCTTCTTCAGTGAAGACTGGACCAAGTGCCTCCCACTTGTGGGTTTGCAATATCACGAAGTTGAAATTCGCGTGAAGTGCCGCGATGGGTTCACGCCTGCTGAAACGCCCAAGGTCTACGGTATGTACGCGTACCTCGACAGCGATGAACGCAAGTTTGTCACTGAAAACGAACACGAACTTCTTATTACCCAGACGCAATACCAAATGGCGTCCAACACTGATACCGAAATCGATCTCACGTACTTTAACCACCCGACCAAGGCGATTCACTTGGTTTCCGGGAACGCCACTGCGGGTACGTGGGACACGATGTACACGTTTGATGAAGCGAGTATGTACATCAATGGTGTCGCGCTCTTTGAAAATATGTCCAAGACGTTCCACCACAACCTCGCACACGAAATGCACGCCCAAAACCTCGCGGATTCTACCTTGGACACTGCGCCTTTGTTCACGTGGCCGTTCTGTTTGACTATGAACAAGTCACAACCGAGTGGTAGCTTGAACTTCTCTCGCATCGATAGCGCCAAGCTTACGTTGACGAACCCGACCGGTGGTAACCAAATGCACCGCGTTTATGCGGTCAACTATAACATTCTTCGCATTAAGAATGGCATGGCTGGGGTTGCGTTTGGGAACTAATTTCTACTTTATACATATTCACATTCGACACATTTTTGTCGTCACGACTGTAATATTATTCGTGACGACAATGACATTATTTAAAAATAACAGTTTATATTTAAGTAGAAGAATGGACCTGGTTCCAATCAAACTCATCAAGAACAAAGATGTTCGTAATCGATTATTGAAGGTGAAGCTCGAAACCAATGAGATTGATACGAGTGACTATATCGAGAGTCGTATGAAGACGAATGCCGCGGCAAAGTATCTCATGGCGATCGAAGATGCGAGTGAAGTAGCCAAGCAACTCATTCAAGCGCGTGGTATTTTTGAAAATATTGCAAAGGATATCAAAAAGGAATCGAATTATGATTTCAAGTTTAATTGTCGTCGAACGTCTCGCATGACGAAACCGATTTCATCGCATCATAAAGGTATTCAATATCTTCATATAGCACACACATATCCCGGTGGTGATGGACATTATGCACTCGCAAAAGTGAATCATAACAATAAAGTGATTCATTTATTCAATTCAATGGGCGCGGGTCGTGCAGAATTCAAGAATGAACTTCGAACCGTATATGGAAATACATATACCATACGAAACAAGACTGCTACATTTCAACCGACGGGAGGATTTGTCACCACGGATGTGGACAATTACAAAGAACTTCTTCGAAATACAAAGATCAGTGTACGCAATGTCGAAAAGTCATTTGAGATTTCTCAGTATGATGAAATGTCACAACACCACTTTTGTTATATCGAAGCATTCATCGCCATGATGCATGACACACTTGGAACGCCGCTCGGACCAAAAGACCCACGAGACCGACTTGTATTCATAAAGCGCGTGGTATGGGGTCTCATTCACAAGTATGTACCACCATCTCAACGAAAGACTCTCAAATGGAAATACTTTGTGACGAACTTTCCATATTATATTAGAGTTACGAACGCTGAAGGTAAAAGGTTCAAGTTAAATCACATCGCACAGATACCGAATGGTGAACGAATGCGACGAAGTGTGGTCAAGATTGATTTCACGAGTGCCATCAATAGTTCTTGGTCTCTCACGCAAATTGTGAATTGGGCGGGAAGTAAAATATGAGTGTATTATAAATGGTTCTTCCATTCATCCTTATCGGAGGTCTCGCGACAGCGGCGGCATACACATACTTTGGTGAAAACCTTATCACTTCCCAAGAAGCCAAGAGGTTGATTCGTTCAGGAAAGATAAAGAAGGTCATCGATGTTCGTACGATGGCGGAATACAGAGCTGGTCACTATCGCGGCGCGCTTCACATACCTGTGAATAAGATCAATAGGAAGACAACGACTGAACTTCCAAAAAAGGGTTTGCTCGTCTACTGCAACACTGGACAACGGGCCAGATTTGCGGCAGAGAAATTAATTGATTTAGGTTTTGAAGATGTGTATTACATTGCTGGGCACTACTCGAGCCTCAACTGAGACCTTCGATAACCTCTTTCGTCTTTTCATACATTCGCTTCGCGTAGAATGTCTCATCTTGAAGCTTTTCCCAAATCTTCAATCGATACTCCAAGAAATCCAAGAATCTCTCGGGGTCTCGTTTGGACTTGTAGCGAATCTTTTCACCTTTCATAGCCTTATCCATCGCAGCCAACTTGGCTTCGAACATGCGCTTGTCCATAGCATCTGGACTCTCGCGGGATGTGACTTCTTCCTTTTTGAGCGCCATTTTGTATTACACGTGTGACATCTTTAATTGATTGTAAGGAGTGCCTTGTCTCGCCACGCGATTACTGTATTTACACTCACACCCAATTCTTTAGACATAGCTTTCAATGTGAGACACTTTCCGTAATAGTTTTTAAGGATGTATCGACTTACATCATCAAGATCATCTAAGAGAATGTCATATTCTTTGTCATAGTATGACGGGATGTCATAGAACTGAAGTTCGTCATATGTAGTTGTTCTACTCAAACAATTTTTACAACTCCAATAAATCCATGGATATGCATACGTGGTAAACTTGAAACCCATGTCCGGGTTAAACTTTTGAGCCGCCCGAACGAGACCGTGTAGTCCCACGCTATTTATATCCTTTTTCGTATGTATACCGCGTTGTCGTGGGTATGTTTTATAGTATACTTCATTTGAAACTTTATAAGCAAGTTTGATGTGATTGGCTATCAGTTCCTTCTTATAAAAGTTCATCTTATATTTTTTATGCATGTATACTTTAGGTATGTTTGTAAAATGTATCAGACTATTTGAGTCTTACCCCGAGGACTTTGCGTAACTTTTGGAGGATCGCGTTATCCGGGATAGCCTTCCCAGACTCATATGAGTTGATGACATTTGCTGGAACACCCACAGCTACGGCTAAATCTTTTTGTGTTTTGAAACCTTTAGCGATGCGCGCTTGTTGAATCGTCTTCGCAACCGAGAGTGACACTTTTTCGTGGGTTCCCAATTCCGTTTGATCCAACTTTTGAGCTTGTGTAACTTCACGGTGAGGCACTTTTGTTTTTTGACTTGGTAACGTCTTACCGTGAATGACAACAGGATTCCAATCTTGATGTTGCATATTTATTATGAAGTGCTTCTATTTTTTAAGAGCCTATCAAGTCTTTCCTTTTCCTTATTCGGAAACACCGTGAGTTGCATGACCTCACCATCCAAGTACACCTGTCCGTGATTCTTCAGTCTATCACATTTCATCACTTGACCAACGCGTACGATATTGACTCTGGTCATCTTTACATTCCCAGTCTTACTATGATGGATCGCGAGTAGAGCTGCGTCTCTCTTTGTCTCTTTGGGAAGGACATCTTCTTCGTGGCACACAATCACATGGGCACCCGGACCTCCGTCAACGTGCAACCACCACTCCCTCGGGTAACTCGAAAGGGTCAAATCATCATTCTCCTTGGCACCTTCACCCACCTTGATTTGAATACCGTCATGGGATGTGTATGTCTTCATACACATTTCACAAATATAATCTTTAATAATTGTATACCATGAGAGACCCAGCCAATAATAATGCGGTACGAATCAATAATTCAAACAATCACAACTATGTGTGGACCAACTCAAACACAAATGAAAATAACATTGGCCAAAACAGACCGCGTGTGATTGACCCCAACAATCTTAGGCGTATGCGTAGAGCGCGCATGTCTTTCGTAAATGCGGGGCTCGCACGCCGACTCAACTTTGGGAACAATAGACCAAATACATCCAACTACACACAAAACCAAAACAAGGTAAAAAATAATACATCAAATAAGATTCCTTGGAAAAACATGAATGTAAAAAACTTTCCACGGGATCCAATCACTCTCGAAAATATGAATAATGCACAAAAGGCTGTGAAAATTAACAAACTGTATCTCACACCAAACTCTTTCCGTAAATTGGCACGGATGTCTATGACAAGTGCTCTCAACGCAAATGGTAATATGGTATTGTTCAAAAATCCAATGACCCGTGCTAATGTGAAGAAAGGAGATCTTAACTTTGTCATTCTCAGACGCGCGAAGAACACATAAAATTATTGATGAAGTACAGTATAATGCGCGTTGTACTTACTCCAAGCCTGTGCCCAGCTCATAAGTACAGAGTGATTCTCCCAAATAAGAGAAGTATTAACTTTGGACAGGTTGGTGTTGAACATTACACGGATCACCACGATTCTCGACGCATGCGTACACATCTCATCGAGAAGGGTGCTATTGTTCCAGAGAAACTACAACTGGAGACGGACATACACGAAATCCATCGGGGTATGCTCATGATTGATCACAGTACACGCGAGGATTGGGACGATTGGTATTCAACCGAATATTGGGAGAGGTGGATGTTATGGTCCTATCCAAATATCGATCATGCAAAATTGTGGATGGCGATGCGAAAAGATATTTTATTTATGCCCGTGGCGGAAGATTTGTGGTACAATAGTTATTAAACTTCTAGTCTGATCTTTCTTCCATCGGCTAAGCGAATATCAATTCGCGCCATAAACTTAAATGCACGTTCCGCCCACGTGTCGCCATCGAGAGCCCTGATGACTTCACGCATGACCTCGTTCGCATTCGAGTTTCGTATGTACAAGTAAATACGCTCACCGTCGTCGTACTTGTAATTGGCTCTACACATCCACCCACAGAATTCATTCTTTCGAAATGAAATTCCCTTCCGCGGGTCATCGGTGATGGATGGAAACATCCCAGACAGTAACGTTTCTGTCTCTATGCACTGGAATATCATCTTTCGAAGGTCTTGGAAACTTACATCCTTATCATCGATGACAAAATCTCCATGCCAATCCTTAATAATGGCTCGAGTGACTTTGGCGTCCGTATAATCGACAGACGTGGGATCGAACGAAATTTGTGCGAGCATGTTTATGTTTACTTTTAGATGGAGTTTCATGACTTAGGCACCCGTAGACCCAAAACCACCCGCACCTCTCTCAGTCTCCTCGAGGAAACCAATTTCGACAACTTCTGGTGTATCGCATTTCTCAAGAATGAGTTGCGCGATACGATCACCTTTGTTTACTTCAAAATCAGCGTGTCCGTGATTGAAGAGTATGACCTTAACTTCACCCGTATAATCCGGATCGATGACACCCGCACCGACTTGAATACCATATTTCAGTGCGAGACTAGATCTCGGTGCAACGCGACCATACACACCCGGCGGAAGCACTACCGCGATACCGGTAGACAGAAGCGCACGGTGTTTGGGTGGGATTACGACTGTATCAATGCTATATAAATCATAACCAACAGCGCCACCAGATCCACGAGTCGGGAGCCGCGCTTCATACGCGAGCTTTTTGACTTTCATGTTTCTATGATATTCGCGAACCTAAGCTTTATAAAGCTTGTGGACAAATGTACAACAAGTATGCGCCTCCTCGATCAACCAGAGCTCGTGCTCGCCGAAAACGATCATCATGATTGGAAACTCTCCGTCTATCCATATTACACCGAACGATTTTGTCTTCAAGAAGTTTCGATGGGTGGTCCAAAACAAAAAACCGTGACGGATGCGTTTGAAAAGCTCGAATGTCACGTCGGGGACCGACTCGAAGATTTTGTCGTTCGAAAACCTTTGTGTGTCCTTCCGAAGGGTCACGAGGGGAAATGTGTTGGGAATTATCCATGCGCGTGTTCGAAACTCAATTATATCACCGTGAGTGAAGGTGAATCTGAAGGACCTTTGAAGAATCGAATCTCTCGATTGTTTCCCATCCGACTCAGTAAGAAGACCACGTCACTCTTCAAAAAACTCGGACTCTCAAAGGTGGCGGTGCCGGTGGCGAATTCCACGACACCCGAAGGCATGGCGACGTGTCTCATAGACATTCACACATACATTCAAAAAGTCAAGGGTGAAGGATTCGAACACCCGACATTTGAACACCACTGGATACACATGTCGAGCATGTATCCTCATATGTACCGCGACGGTATTCTCGTGTGCCCAGTCACGGGTGATCCAATCACCATGCACATGATTGGACTCAATGCACGGGAAAATGAAGATGGAATCGAGATCGGTCATCTCGACTGTCGATGTGAACATCGATTCACGATACGGGGTATGAATGTGTTTTTGATGACGCGTAAAGGGAATCGTCTCGTGGGTGAAAATCGTTTCGATTCAACACAATTTCGGGAGGATCTCGTACGCATCGGCCGTTATGGAACTTAAAAAGTCTAGTGCATTCTTATGTAATGGTAGTACACATTCATCATGGTGACTGCTTAGAAAAACTCGATATCGTTGAAGATGCGAGTATACAACTCGTGTGTATAGATCCACCTTATAATATAGGAAAAGATACGTGGGATACCATCGATAACTATGTCGAATGGTTCACGACTATCGTACAAAAACTTGAAAAGAAGATGAAACGAAACGGAACTTTTATGTTTTTCCACAATGATATGGAACAGATATGTGAACTCATGCTTTCAATTAAAAAGAATACATCACTCGTGTTTCGAAACATGATTACATGGAATAAACGGTTTGTCGGTTCATCAAAGAAAGGGTATCTCGATGGTTACGTCGTGAAGAATGATATGCATAATTGGAACAAGATGTGTGAATACATACTCTTTTATACATTCGACAATTCCGAACGCATTCGCGCGCGTCGTCAAGAGCTCGGTGTCAAACAACTCGACATCTCACGCGAGATCCTTTCGAGAACGGGTGGTTTGACTGGATGGTACTCAAACATAGAGACTGGGAAGAATATGCCAACGCGCGATACGATTAAACCTATCGAAAAGTTTTTAGGACTCACGTATGACGATATCGTACCAAAGTTTAACAATCAAAAGACTGATCATTGTGTATGGAATTACGACATGGCAAAACGTAACGAGGTACACATCACACCCAAACCCATCGATCTTTTAGAGAATATCATTCGTCACACGACGGATGAAGGCGATCTCGTGCTTGATTGTTTCGCCGGGAGTGGATCCATGGGACGCGCGTGTGTCAATACGGGACGATCGTGTATCCTCATTGAAAAGGAATTAAAATATGTAGAATTCATTCAAAACCAATTTAAGGAAACTACACCCAAGGACATTAATGAAGATAGCGTGGCACATTCATAACGCGGTCGTACCACCGAAGAGCGACTATGAGAAACTCAAACGCAAAATCAACCAGACGACGCTCGGCTATGGCACGGCGATCACGTCCATGTATTTCATCACACACGGCGCCGAAGAAGGCGTCTCGGCAACACTCGGGGTCGCGAGTTCATTGGCGTACATTAATCTTCTCGCACGACGCGTCGATACCATCGAATATCCGTCACCTTTTCAGAAACAGTTACTCACACCCGTCGGTACGGCTATTTTTGAAACGATGTGGAATCACGCACCATTCGCATTCGATTTTGATTACGGTGCGACGTTTGTTGGATTTTTAGCGTACAAGTTTGCACTTTTGGCTGTCATGTATGAAGAAGTTCGAAAAATGATCATCGACGAGGAAAAGTTATGATTTTTTTGTGTCGGTGTAACACAAGATAATGCTTGGTTGGGTTCTTATAGCGTTGGTCATTGTCGTGTTTGTATTTCGAAGAAAGAAACATATGTTTTGGGGTCATCAACCAGTTTCACGCGATGCGTTGCGTTGTGAGGGTATGATTTCGCATACACACCCACAACCCATAGATGTAAAGAACCCTGATAGAATCGTTACGGTGGAGCCACTGAAACGTGCATTTCACAGAACACTCGCCGATTTTTTGAGTAGGCATTATGTCAAGGATTACAGATACGATTCACAATTTATTTCATGGGTTTTGAACTTTCCATACATGACACGAAACAATATCATAAATCTCTTTCAAAATGATACACTCACAGGTAACATTATTTCGAAACCATATCGTTTACACGTGCGTGGTATTCCACTTCATTCACAATATGTTGATATGTTATGTGTTCATAAGGGTCATAGAAACAAAAACTATGCACCTGTACTCATATCACAATTGCTCAAACATTCCTTTATCGGTGATCACAAAACGTACATATATAAAATTGAACAAAAACCACTTCCATTTAATTACATATGTAAAGCGCGGTATTATTTCAAACGTGTGGACGATTCCACATCGAGTCACGTGTGTCGATTACGTCGAACTACCACAGAAGATATAGAATATATACGTACATTATACGACAAAGAGTCTGTGAAGTATGCATGTTTTCCGAGTTTTGATACGAATCAAATGAAATACATGTGCACGTCGGTAGACAGTGTCTATGAATCGTTAGTCATAGACGTCGGGGGTGAGAATAGAGGCATCGTCATGTTTTCTATAAATGACTTGCGTCATGGTCGCGGTAAAGTCGCTGAAATTTCGCTACTTTTATGTGAAAACTCATATCATATCGAAGCTGTGAAAGCTCTAATTCAATATTGTCACGCGATTAAAGTAAATGTTGTACTGTGTACGAACATAGGACAAAATCACGCGTTCGTGAAGTCCATGGATTTTAGTGAGGGTATGGATGTTTATTTTCATATGTACAATTATCATCTAAACAAACCATTGGAGCCGCGTGAATTACTTTTCAACTTTGTGTAGATTTGCATTCGCTGTGTGCCATGTTTTTCCTTTCATGACGAAACTGTGCACTCTCGCGTACGCCCACGCCTGTGGAGAAGCGCCCGGTCGGTGTCCGGTTCTCCACGCGGCGAGTCCTCGATCGTATACGGTTTTAAGTGTTTTCAATGGAATCTTTGTCGCTTTTGCAATCTCTGGAAGTGATTTGACGTTAGACCCATACTTCCTTCTAAAACGCTGAGTATACGAGGATGTTCGGGTCTTTACACCCGTGTCCGTCTTGAAATGCGTGTAGTCCTTCTTGAGCATCTTCGTGTACCTAGTTTCTACATCTTTGAGGGTCTTGAGACCTCTAAAGTATTTAAGGGGTGCATATGTGGGACCCCTCGTTGTACGCAGCTCCCGCACTTTCTTGACAATCTCCTGATCCGTGAGAGTCATCTTAAGTATTGTGTAGAATAAAATCATCAAAAGTCACCAACTCTCCATTGTCGATGAGATTCTCCTTGATGCATTCTTCGATGGGGCACTCTGGGTCGGCGTCAATCTCATCAGCTTTGCAAGAAGAACTGCTTCTTTTCGGAGGTGAGGGGCATAAAAATGCAATTACGTCTTGTGACTTAGGTGCTTGACAGCGGCAAGAATGTTTGGAAATATTTTATTGCCGAAACGAACTCGGCCTGTAGACGCGGACATCCATCCACATCGACCATTCAATGTACACCGGTGAATGTCAGGCATATAAAAAGTAGAGATTATTTTATTCCAAGAGCAATGGGGCTCACGATTATTATGGGAAATATGTTTTCAGGTAAAACGTCTGAACTTATCCGACGACTTAAGCGCTATAAGATCATTGGAAAGAAGATTGTCGTCATTAATTCCAACAAGGACACGCGATCTGAACAAGAAGTTTTACAAACACACGACGGTGTACAGTTTCCATGTCTCAAGGTTCCACACATTTCACACTGTATCATTCGCCAAGAGTTTTGCGATGCCGATATCGTCGCCGTAGATGAAGCGCAATTTTTTACAAATCTCAAAGAATTTGTAGAGATGTGTCTCTTTCTCGGAAAGTCTGTCATACTTGCGGGTCTCGATGGTGATTATCGTCAGAATAAGTTTGGTGAAGTGCTCGATTGTATACCCATGGCCAGTGATGTCATAAAACTATCGGCGCTGTGTATGGATTGTCGAAATGGAACACCCGGACCATTCACGAAACGTATCGTCGATGATGACACACTTGAACTCGTCGGTGGGAAAGATATCTACAAGGCTGTGTGTCGCAAACATTTAATCTCCAACTAATACATAATGAAAGAACTCCTGAAACAAAAGGCGCCATTCATGTCCAAGGTGTTCGCAAACCTGATTCTTCAGGGTAGCATCGCGTACACGGCGGCTTTGCAACGCAGTCCGCACGTCGCGCGTAACATTCTTATGTACACACTCATGTTTCTCATGGCTGTGCTCGCCATGGTTTTTGCAACCTTGTCCATTCAAGTTCGATTCGTACTCTTCACGATTATTTCCATTTTGTTTGGTTCAATTCTCGGTGCTGTGCGTAATCTCGACAAGGATACCATCCAAGAAACGCTCAGTGATATTCTCGGTGTTTTCGTCGCCATGTTCGCGCTCGGTGTAATTTCCGTCCAATTCAATGTGGATATCTTCCCCTTAGCACTTCTTTTGTTCGTGGGTCTCATTGGTCTCATGGTCAGTCGCGCGGTCGTGTCAAAGGAAAAGAAGGGTGCACTGTCCAAAGCCTTTGTCATTGTGTTTGCCATGTACATTCTCGTCGATACGAATGTCATTCTTCAAAGAAACTATAGCGGTAATTTCGTCGACGCGTCGTTTGACTATTTTACCGACGCCACACAGATGTTTTCGGGATTAGTACCGGCGAATATCTAAGATGAGTGTGATGCGTCTCGCGTGACCTCGCTTTTCAAGGGCGTGGTAGCGCGCGTGATCAAAGAGAAACTCTTCACCCGTCATGTGCATGTGCACACCGTATTCCGTCTCTAATAGACAATCTTTTCCACTCTCGATCGTGAGATGGTATCGCAGTTGTGTATTACTTTCGGCCCGATGTGGTGGAATGGTTAAGGGACCTTCGATCACAGAAAACACGGCAGTGGTTTCATCTACACATGGAATCGATTTTAAAAGTGCATACACCTTTGGAAAATCTTCCACTTTGTAGTAATAATACGTATTCTTCTTCTCGAACCATTTATCGAGATCGTGGAAATAGTATTTATGTGTTTTCGAAAAGACGTTGTAAAATTCACGGCGAATCGCCCAAAAGTTTGCCTTGACTTTCCATAAACTATCGTAATCGTTATGATTGTACCGTTGTCTATGCATGAATATATCCGTGATCGTGTTTCGTATACCCACGAGTGGTCGCCACGGGTTTTGAAAATACAAAAGATCGATCGGTGCCTTAAAAAAATCACACAGGATCAGGACCACGATGATCACCCACATTAATTTCTTCGTACATAATAAAAATGCCTGGATACAAGCAATCCGAAATGTTTGCCCCTCAGCCGACCGAAGATAAGCCCGACATGAAGCGCCGATTCGTTGTTCCACGATTTACCATGATTCAGTGGACCATCATGGCCTTGGTCGCGTACGTCGCGTTCCAATACAGAAAGCTGAACAAGCCGGTCACGACGACCATCATGTTCGCGATCGCGCTTTTGCACATGTACGACCACCTCTTCCTCGTGAAGCGTGGTAATGAACGTTTGTTCCTTTTGCCTGGTGAAAAGAAGGAGGAGGGGTATTGCGCGATGTGTCAAAAGTAAATGTTGGTACACAGTAAGTACCAATGCGCGTCAAAATTATTGTAAGCCCGGATCGAAAGAAGAAGTTCCGGGTTATTTTACCCGGTAACAGGACTGTTGACTTTGGTGCCCGTGGATATTCAGACTACACCAAACACAAGAATCCCTCACGTATGCGTTCATATGTCGTGCGACACGGTGGACGTTTCATCGCTGAAACCGATCCCAAAAAAATTCATACGCGCATGCTCACCGTTGATACGAGTGATAAAGAACAGTGGCGACTCGGGGGTGTCGCGACGGCTGGATTTTGGTCTCGATGGTATCTATGGAGCCAACCATCGATTCAGGAAGCGCAGCGATTCATGACGAGACGTTTCGGTATTACATTCATTTAATTATTCATGAGACCTCGTCGCTTGAGATTTGCCTTGAGGTTCGCCATGAGCGCAGCGCGAGCGTTAGTGGTCCGTTTTGGTGAAGACGACGTCTTCTTTGGGACCGGTGGGGCCGGTGGGGCCTTCGGGGCCTTCGGGGCCTTCGGGGCCTTCGGTTGCGTTTCAGCCAAGACCGTTCGACACACGCGGATAAACTTTTTCGCGTGTTTGGCCTGATTTTCAAGGCTCATCGCATTCATGATTTTCGTCTTAAGTTCTTTATCAGAGAGTTTCACGCGTTTACCTTTCACATCCTTCGTGACACGAACGCCTATTTGCTTGGCCTTTTCTTTGATGTCCA